ATAAGTGAGCTCTACTCTTAGTTTGTGCATAGCTTTTTTGTAGATCGATGAGATGCAATAGCGGGATATACCGAGCTCGTCGGATAGCTCGTGGCGGCTGCGTTGCTCAAAGTGGATCGCTTGGACCACAAGGAGTTGCGTAGGGTCGAGGGTCGCGAGGGCTTTTTGTAGAAGCTCTTCGCGCTCGATGAGGGATACGGTGAGTTCTGGGCTTTCTGACGGGGTCGGGTTGTCAGAGCTGAGTACCTCGGAGATGGGGGCATCAGAGAGCTGACATAGGGCGTCAATGGAGGTGCAGCTGGTAATGGTGCAGCTGATCAAGGTCTCGGTGATGCGCTCATGGGGAAGCTCGAGCTCGGTGCTGAGCTCGTCGATGGAGGGGGGTCTGCCGTAAGAGGCAGTCAGCGTGTGCATGGCGCGCTTGATCTTGGTAGAAAGATCCTGCACGTTTATTGGTAGCCGTATTGTGCGGGAGGAGTTATAGATTGCGCGTGAAATAGATTGGCGGATCCACCAATAGCTGTATGTGCTGAAGGCGTATCCGCGGGTTGGGTCAAAGAGCTCGATGCCTCGGATGAGACCGAGGCTGCCTTCCTGGATCAGATCGCTGAGTTCGAGGCCTCGGTTCTGATAGCGCTTGGCGAGGTGGACAACTAAGCGCAGGTTGGTTCGCACCATGATGTCCAGGGAGCGCTTGCCGGGGCGTGCAATGTGAGCGGGGGCGGCAGAGCGGTCGGGCTCGGTGGAGCCGGGTGGGGTGTAGTCGACCCATGCGCGGATGCGATAGGCGTGACGGAGCTGGGCTTCGCGCGAGAGGATCGGATGCCGGGAGATGTCACTGAGGTACTGGGAGATGAGGTCCGACATCGCTGATCAAGAAGCAGCGGAGCTGTGAAGGTCGCGGACCAGTGAGCCGAGTAGCCAGGCTCGGGCGTGGGTGAGGCCGTGCTGGCGAGCGAGTTTGAAGTAGAGCTCGCTGTAGGGGCCGGTGACGGGGTTGCGACGGATGGTTTCGGCAGATGCGCTGGAGGCGAGCCGCATGTACTGCGGTAGGACGGTGGCGAGATGCTGATCCACTAGAGGGTGATTTTTAGCTGAACGTAGTATGTGGTGCTGAAGGAATCGGCGGTGGAAGCTGGAGTGATTGTTAAAGCTTCGACGGCTACTCCAGTGATTTCGCTGAAGTCGTTGAGCACTCTGGCTATGTGGTCTTCAACGTTGGTGGAGTGGGCACGCAATTCGACTACGGATAGTGAGCTCATATGACCGCGGAGAAGTAGTCAAACGCGAGGACGTCGTCTACTTGGCTGTATAGCGCGTCTAGGGATTCGTCGTTTTCGATGATGTGGTGAAAGGCGAGGGAACAATCGTTCTCGGGGTCCGTCAGGGCGTGGAGGTGGTCGAGGCCGCCTTCAGAGGCGTGGTTGGTGTTGCGCTCAGTTCCAGGGCGCGTGACTTTCCAGAGATGGGCGCCGAAGCGATCGAGGAGGGCGGCTTCGTTGAGGAAGCGCATGTCGTCTACAACGACGCGCTCGATGCCTTGGAGCTGGAGACGCATGTAGCGGGAAGTCCAGCAGCGGAGCCAGATGTCGGGGTGAACGCAGCTGCGGCCCCACTCGGTTCCCAGGGTGCGAAGCAGGTGGCGAGCGTCGACGTTGTCATCGATCTCGGGGAGAGGGGCAGTTTTGGCGACGTGGGTCGCGTGGTGCGCGTCCTGAGGGATATAGCCGAAGTCATAGAGCAGCGAGCTGATCATTGACTTGAGCGGTTCGGCAAAGCTGAGGTGGGTGAAGCCGTGCTGTGTGACCAGGTGGTCGGCGACGGAAGATTTGCCGCTGCCGGCGGCGGGAGAGTAGATACCGATGAGCATGATCAGGGGCGGATAAAAGTGGGGTGGAGAAGGGTCAGGGTCCAGGCGTACATCGCCTTGGCGGCCTCGTTGTAGATCGGTGGGGGTTCGTCGCCGTTATGTGCGGGATCGCCGAGTATTTTCCAGAGCGCGGTGGCGAGGTAGCGGACGTTGTAGTCCTTGATCTCGGTGTCGATGAGCAGGGCTGTCACGGAGCTCAGAACGTGCGAAGCGGCGACTTCAAAGTCGAGGCCTAGGTGCGGGGTGAGCTTGCGGTAGAGCTCGAAGGACTCGGGGCTGCTGGGGTCAGCGAGCAGCTCGGGATCGATGTCCAGCGCATGGGCGTGCTGCACTAGGAGGGAGCCTCCGATGACGTTGCTAACCAGAGCGTGTATAGGGGTGGTTTCGCTCATGCGCGGGACCGGGTGAAGCGTTTGATGCGAGCCTCGAAGTGCTGCATGTACTGGGTGAGCTTGCGGAGCGAGAGCTCTTCGATTTGAGGCGTTTCGTCGGGGATAGCTACGACGATCAGCGCTCGGGTGATATTTAGGCCTTGTGGTTTGTAGACGTAATTAGCGGCGGCGGTGTAAGCAGCAACTTGCAACGAGTATTCGTACATCTTTGCTGGGTTGCGGACTTTATCGGCTGTTTTCCAGTCCAGCAAAGAGGGCTGTTCACCATCGTCCTCTAGATAAGCGATGCAATCGAACGTGCCGGCGTAGCGGAGCGGGTGGTAGATAGCTCCTTCGCAGACGAGAGGACGGCGAATGCGGTCGAGGAAGCTGCGCGTGCTGTTCCAGTAGGGCGTGTTGAGAAAGTCGAAGCCGGGCTCGGTGCCGTCGAGTAGGTAGCGCTCGACAGCGTCGTGGTGGCGGGTGCCGCGGAAGCTGGCGAGGTTGCAGATGAAGTCTGCGCGGGCTTCACCGACGGACTCGCGCCATTGCTGGAGCCCGGTGTTATCGCGGGTATTGCTCAGGATGGTGGTGACTGAGCTACAGGAGCCAAGCGGGGTGGAATAGCTGCGGTCGCCGTTCTCGTGGGAGCGGATCGGCTCGTACTTGGGTAGGCCGCGGATGGCTTCAGCCGTCATAGGGGACGCCCTCGATAGGGAGGAGCAGCGCGTTGGCGTCGCATTTGAAGACGCGCATGAGATCGGCGAGAACGTTGGGATCGATCAGCTTGGTTTTGCCGCTGGCCATGCGACCAAGGGAGTAAGGGGATATGCCAGAGGCTTCGGCGACATCGCGGAGGGTCAGCCGTGTGCGGAATAGGTGGAAGCGGATGTTGCGCCCGAGTAGCTGAGTGGTGTCCATAGCGTGCGGAGTAAAAAAGGGGAGGGGTGAGCTCCCCGGGGGAGATCAGACGGAAGCTTCAGCGAAGGGGTCTTCACCGTCGAACAGACGGTTGAGGTCGCACTTCAGCTCGTCGAAACGCTGTTGGATGTCGGACTTGATCGCTTTGGGTGGGGCGGCAACCAAGGAGTACTCGGTTTTTTTGCCTTCACCGGTTTTGCTGATCTTGATGTCGTAGCCGGTAGGGTCGCCGTAGTCTTCGTCCGAGATGAACTTGAAGAGCTGATCCATCAGGGTTTTCTGAGTGATCTGCAGAATCTTGAAGTCGTTGGACGAGTAGTCGTAGACCAGACCGGCGATGAAGCGCTTGATGGTCTGAAAGCCCTCCTGCTGGCGGATGTTGGCGGGAAGTTCTTCGGGCTTGGTTTCCCAGCGGACAGGCTTGTTGTCCACGGTCCAGGCTTCAAAGCCGGTGATGCCGGAGCCGAAGAACCGCACTCGGACTTCGTCGGTGATCTTGGCGGGGTTGAGGTAGCGGCCAGAGCCGGAGGACTCCTTGGAGATTTCCTCGATAGCGGAGGCTGACAGGAATGAGGACATGTGGCTAGATCCCGTAAAAAGTGGGTGATGTGCCGGAAACGGAGGGTTGCTCCGTCTCACTTGCAGATCGTACGGGGTAACCCAAGGTCTGTCAACGCTGTGCGTGACAAGTCGCAGAAGTTGATGAGTCTATTGAGACTCATCGCGGCCGGTTGTCGTGGCTGGACGGGCTCGGTACGGTGAAACACGGCCAAGAAAAAACCCCCCGCTTGTGGCGGGGGGTCTTGGCCTTCACTTGCTGCGTCAATCGTAATGGACAAAGAGCACAAAGGCAACAGCTCGGACTTTCTACAAGGACGGGCTATTGAATTGCTGCGTCGTGATGTATTCCCGGATCGTTGGGCATTTGTGCCTGTAGCGGGTAAAGCCACCTACGTAAAGGAGTGGAGCACGAAGCCGCTGACGCGGATTGAGTGCATGACTGCATATCAGCTCAGGCAGGACTACGTAGGCCTGGGGGTGGTGACGGGTTCGTTCTCGGGGGGATTGATTGCTCTCGATATTGATGGACACGCTGCGGATGAGCGTTATCGCGAGGTAGCGGGCGCAGAGTACGAGCCTTACGGCGAAGAGCGGACGATGTCGTGGACGTCGGGCAAACCGGGGCGACGGCAAATCCTCTATCTGGTGCCACAGCGGCTGGTGCCAGAGCTCAAGGACGTCAAGACGCTGATCCTGCGAACGGATGACGGGCAATGGCACCTTGGGCACGGGGACACGAACCGCGGCGCAGGAGGTGATCGGGATGCGATCAGCGGAGAGGCCTACGAAGAAGTCGTGCTGCGGTTCAACGCGTGTCAGAGCGTGGTGCCGGGCTCGCCACACCCGGAGACAAAGCAGCAGTACCAGTTCCTCAACTACAACGAAGGCCAGGTAGCACCGGCGCCGCAGTGGGTGCTGGATGTGCTGCGGCCTCATCGGAAGCCTGTGCAGTGGTTGTCAGAGGCGGAGCAGAAGGAGCTGCTTGACGAGCTTGGGGGGCAGACCGCGGTGCCGTCGCGTCAGATCCGCGGGTGGTTCTTCAAAGAGGAAGTGCAGTCGCTGCTGCGGCCTCGGTTGGCGGACCTCGTGTTCAACCATGCCGTGTTCGACAAGTACGGGTGGAAGCGTCGTGGAGGTGAGAACCCGCAGCTGATGAGTGGGTGCCCTTGGCACGGTGGGCAGAGCGGTACGGCATTTCAGTACGCGGAGGAAACCGGCTGCTGGGACTGCAAGGCATGCGGTGTAGGTGGGGACGTTCTCGATTTCGTGCATAAGGTCCGCACAGAGGACATGCATGCGGGGCGGCCTAGTGGGCCTGACCTCGAGTCGTATGTGGCGGAGTTGGCGGGGGAGCTGGGGTACGACTACCCGGCATGCGCAACGGCGACCGAGGTCACCATCAAAGATGCACCGCTGAAACGGCTATCGGGGCAGGAGTTTTTTACGGCAGCCGAGAAGATCATCAACGGGTACGACAATGCCGAGCTCGCGCATTACCAGTTGATGGAGCTGGTGCGGGACTCCGGGCTGACACACGTGTACAAGTCGGGGCCTCAGGTGGAGTCAGCGCTCGAGCGGTTCCTGCTGCACCAGGAGCAGGTGGAGGAAGACCCGCAGTGGCAGGAGAAGATGCGCGGGCAGCGGGACTACCTGATCCCGGACTTTGTGTCTGCACCGAGCTCGATTCTCTTGCATGCAAGGGGCGGGATGGGTAAGACACGCCTTGCAGTGCTGCTGGCCAAGATCGTGGGCCAGAAGCTGCCGATGAAGGTGCGGGGGCTGACGGTGGAGCCGACGGTCTCGGGAAACGTGCTTTTCATCGGCAACGACATGTCGATGACGGACTATGCGGAGTACCTGGATCAGCAGGGGATTGACTCGACCGGTGCCGATACCTGGTTCCGATTCAAACCGCAGTGGCAACAAAGCCAGTACAGGGTGCTCTTGCGGTGGCTGCAAGAGCTCAAGCCAGTACTGGTGGTAGTCGACTCACTCACGTCGGTGAGCACGATGATTGCAGCCAAGGAGTACGAGAAGGAGTACTCGAACACGCTGTACCGCTTGGCGCGGGAGAACGGGACGGCGTTCCCACCGACGACATTTCTGTGGATCCACCACAACACCAAGGACGGGACGAAGTTCCGCGGCACAGACACGCTGCGGAATGCGGTGCACGAGACCTGGGAGCTGAAGGACCTGACGGACGAGGAGCGCGCTCAGTACGGGGATCATGCGCTCATCCTCGAAATCGACAAGAGTCGGGGCATGCGAGGTGGGGATCGATTCCTGGTGCAGGAGGACATTGAGGAAGCGCTGAGCATTGAGGATCTCACCCCGACTGTGACCCGAGAGAACGGTGGGCAGGGCGATGAGACGCCACGGACGATCGTTCTCGGGATCCTCAAGGAGGCAGAGGCGCCGATGACAGCTAAGGAGCTGCGCTACGCGCTCAACAGCCGGCTGGCAGGGCGTAGGGGACCAGGGACGATCGTCAGTGAGAAGACGGTTAAGCGGTGGGCGCAGCGGTGGGTTGTTGCCGGCCTCGTGGAGGAAACCCGGGTGCGACAGCCGGGACAGAAAGGGGGGCGCCCTCTGGTGGGTTTTTCGGTCAAAGCCCCTATATACGAGGGTCGGAGTGTCCAAAACCCTCCTTCTTTCTTTGGAACTCCTTGTGCTGGAAGGGATTTGGGTTTTGGACAGGGTACAGACGAAATTGTCCAAAACCCCGAAGTGTCCAAAACCTCCGAGGTCGAAACAGTTCAGCAAGGCACAGTCTCAGATGAGACGCATGAGACCGAGCTGCCTGTGGAAACTTTTGTGGAAAACTCCACCGAAATGCCCCTAGAGGTTTCGGACAGTTTTGGACACACGGAGGGGTTGTCCAAAACCTCCGAGGCTGAAACCCTCTCCAGCACAGCGGTTTCGGAAAAACCGCCGGAGGTTTTGGACACGGCCTCGGAGATATATGGGACCCCCGGTTCTACGCAGGACTACGGAGATTGGGAGGACACCGATTGGGGTTGATGTTGCGCTCTTAGCCCTGGCGCCAGGGGAGCTCGTCATCGAGCTCGGTCTGGTAGCTAGGGCTGGGCCCCAGGGTTGTTTCGCGGAGCAAGAGTGTTGCTATGAAGCTGCGCGATGTGAAGTGAGACTTAATGAGACTCTTAGCTAGAGCTTTTAGCTCTGCTACATTGGTACAATCATCGATCTGCCTTAGTGCTGCTTCTTGAGCAAAGCTAAGAGTAAGGTCGTCCACACAACCACTGCATTTAACCGAGTATGCCGTCCGATGAATCCCTTGCTCACAAGGAAGCTTTAGATAATGTGGATTTCGACTTCATTCGTGGTCCACAGGCTGCGGCATTGCTGACCCGGCGCGTTTCTGAGCTCGGGGAGGCAGTGGGTCCGCTGGGCGTGGATACAGAGACCACTGGCCTGGATCCACTGGTGAATCGCGTGCGTCTCATCCAAGTCGCAAGTTGCGACTATGCGTTGGTGGTCGATGTGGAAGGTTGGCGCACCGAGGGCGAGCGGCAGCTGCCTTGGGATGCACCAGGGCTACGTCAGCTGAAGGCGCTGCTCGAAGGGCCAAAAAAGAAGGTGCTGCAGAATGCTGCATTCGACTTGAACTTCCTCGCGGGGGAAGGTGTCGAGCTCGGTGGCTCGCTCTTCGACACGATGATCGCCGCCAAGGTGGTCAACAACGGCACAGGGGCGAAGAACGACCTGGGGAGTCTGGTAAGCCGTGTGCTGAAGGTGCCGCTGCCTAAGGAGCTACAGAAGGCCAACTGGGCAGGGGAGATCTCGGATGAGATGGTTCGCTATGCCGCCCGGGATGCGGTGTGTCTACCGAGGATGGTGCCCTCACTCGTAGCAGCGCTGAAGGAGTCAGAGGTGTCGCCCTCGGTGACGCTGTGGGACATCTTCAAGCTGGAGATGATGGCGCTTCGGCCCATCGCTCGGATGCAGTGGAACGGGTTTGGATTTGATGCTGTGTCCGCCATGGCGCTGCAAGTCTCATTGCAAGACAATGCTGAGACGCTTAAGACGACATTCCTCGAGGCGTTGGATCTGGCGATCAAACAGGAGAAGCCGGATGAGCCGGCGGTGTGGCTACCGCGGGATGAGGACGGGGCCTTAAACACGCGGGAGAAGGACTCGGGGTCGATCCGCGCTGGAACCAAGCGCTACAAGGGGTTCAACCCACGCTCGCCGAAGCAGATGGCGGAGCGGTTTGAGCAGGCGGGCATTCTGCTTCCACCGGACGAGAAGGGAGCACCGAGTTTGGATCAGAACCTGCTGGCGTTTCTGAAGGGGGAGTACGAGCTCGTGGCCATGTACATGGAGTGGAAGGCGGCTGTAACCCGTGTGTCTCACATTGAGAAACTGCTGGATTCGATTGGACCGGATGGGCGGATTCATGCGGGGTACCGGCAGATGGGGACAGAGACGGGCAGGCTGAGTTGCTCAGGTCCGAATCTTCAGCAAGTGCCGCGGGAGGGGGAGTTTCGGCGCCTGTTTCGCGCTCGTGAGGGTTACACCTTGGTTGTGGCTGACTTCAGTCAGGTGGAGCTGAGGGTGGCCGCGGAGCTATCTGGTGAGGAGCGCATGCTGGAGGCGTACCGAGCTGGGCGGGACTTGCACACAGAGACCGCAGCTTTAGTGACAGGTAAAAGTGCTGATACTATTACGAAGAAAGAGCGTACGTCCGCGAAGCTTTGTAATTTCGGGCTTTTGTATGGGGCAGGTGCTGCTACGTTAAGAAAGCAAGCTGTTGCACAATATGGTGTAGATATGGAGCTAGAAGAAGCCCAGGGTCTTGTTACTGGGTTTCGTGAAGCGTATCCCCAGCTTTATGAGTGGCAGATGCAAGAAGGCAATAAGACTACGCGCGCTGTATTTACTAGGTATGGTAGGCGTAGGATACTGACAGGCTTTAATGATAAATACACTACGCGAATCAACACGCAAGTGCAGGGTACAGCGGGTGACATCGCTAAGATTGCCATCGCGATGATATGGGACAACATAAAAGCGGCTAAGCCAGGGGAAGCGATGCTTATTGCCATGGTGCACGACGAGATCGTTCTCGAGGTTGAGGATGGGGTAGTGGAGAAGTGGGCGAAAACATTAGCCGGAGCTATGGAAGCCGCGGGTTCGGTAGTTTGTCAGTTGGTGCCTATCGTGGCGGAAGCTTCTTTTGGTAGTAGCTGGGCCGATGCCAAGTAGAGCTTTGTGTGATACGCTGTTTTCGTAGCGTTTTACCACTCATGCTCACTGGGCAAGACCTGCTTTCATTTGTGAAAGCCAATGCGGACATGGATCAAGCCGAGCTAGCTCGCGAGGCTGGCTACGTGCGCAATACAGATAAGGGTAATGAGCGCTTGCTCATCGGTAAGTTGCACGAGGCACTGCTTGAAGCTAAAGGTGTAAAGCTGAAAACCAGCAAGAAGCCTGGTAAAGCAGCGCAGTTTATGACTACCGTCCATCGTAATGGTGTGATTTTGGTAGGCAAGACGTACTCGGAGAAGTTTGGTGTGGAGCCGGGCGATGAACTGCAGATCGTGATCGAGGATGATGCAATTCGGCTTGTGCCTCAATCTGCAGCGAGCGTGAAAGCCTCCAGTAAGTCTGTGGCTGTGTCTGGTTGATGGACGAGAACGAGCTGCGTTCTCGGTTGTTGGCTCGACTTAACCGAATCGCAGAGCGTTTACCGAATGGGCTCCTTCATCGCTTGGTGGAGGATGCCCAGTTTTTTTATGACTGGAACCTGCGGAAGAAACGAGCTCGGGCGTCGGCACGTATGTCGCAGTACCAGGCTTGGCAGGGCAAGGTTGAGGACCGCTATTGGCGTGAGGTGCAGCGGCGCCGGTAGCGTGAAGTATCTGCGCGAAATCTGTGGCTACTCGCAAGACGTACTCGAAC